ATATGCATTATTATATTTTTCTGCAGCACTTTTAATTGAAACGGGAAAACTAAAGGGACTAACCGTATTATTTCTATAACTGGCTACAACCTTATATGGTGTTGTAGTTCCATCAATTACAGTAAACGCAGAATAATCAGATCCTTGACCACGAGACACATCTGCCTGTAAAAAATAAATTTGATCTTTAAGTGGTTGTTCAAATATTTTTAAACCTTCAGATGTTTCTTCTAGGCAATCTTCTGGTGCCAAAACATTTAATTTTGATGTAGATACCAGAGTATTGGAAGATCCAAGAAAACTACAACCATATTCTTGTTCAAATTGTTCTGGGCTAGTATTTGCTAACTGCTCCGCTGCCCAGGTATCGTCTCGTTTTGGTCCACCGGGGGTTATGGGGACATCTCTCCAACTTACCTCGATAGGGACGAAGTTATTCTTAGACTTGTGCCCAGCCGGTCTATTGGCATCTACCCACAGTTTATGAAAGTGATTCATTCCATTAGGAGTAGATACAATAATAAGTTTGGTAGTTAAACCTGCAGAAATGGTTGGATAGGTAGATGAATAAAACTCTTCTGCAATATGAGAAGGTAAGAATGCATATTCATCTAGTAGGAGTAAATTATACGAACCACCACGGATAGCAGACGAGGAGGTTGCATCACACACAACTCTAGATCCATTTTCTAATTTAAAACTAGTCTTATTCCATTCTACTACACCCTGTTGCAGAAAGTGTGGTAGATTTTCGTATGCCATTTGTAATTTTGCAAACAGTTCGTCTTTAGCAGTTTTTAACTTATTTGCTAAAATAGCAACATTAACAGATTGGTTGAATGTAACATAATGTGTAATATAACCAATAACCGAGGTAGATTTACCAGACTGCCGGGGCCATTTAGAAATAACAAAACGATTATCATGAATAGTCTGTACAAACTTTTCTTGATAATCATATAACTTGAAAGGCATTATACCTTTATCAAGAGTTTTAACTTTTACATATTTGCTACAAAAATAAACTGGGTCTTTAGCACATTTAATATATTCGTCAAGTTGTTCTTTAGTATAACTTAACTCTATGCCTGGAGGCTTTAGTTTTGGATTATTTCTATAACCTTGATTTTTATTGTTTAGGCTCATTATTCACAATTTCAGCATCAATGATTTTATTTGTGCTTCTATCTTTATTTAAGATGTTCTGTAGATCGGTTGTAGAGCCAAGAAATACAGAATTATTAGTTTGTTTAATTTCTGTTTTTACTGCTGTTGTATCTTTGACTTTTTTATGGACATCAATAACGTTATTATTCAGATCTGCAAGAGTTTTAAGTAAAATCGCCACTACCTCAAATGCTCTGGGGCTATCTGATTCAGTAGCAACCTTTAAAGCACTTTCAAGAGCAATACTTCCATTATTCAACAAGTCTTTAAAATTACCTTGAACTAATTCATAATCTTTTTGAAAATTATTATTATTAAAAGTCCCACCAGCTATATTTGATGGTTTGGTATCTGGTTGAACAGGCACATTAAAAAACTGAGATAAATTTTTATTCATCGAATCCATTTCGTCCAGCAGTCAAACCCTTCAAAGAAATACTATCAATATCTGTAATATTTTGTACTTTACCAAAAATATAACTTTTAGCCACAAAACTAAATGATGAAATATTAATACGCCTTCCAGACATATCTCCATCATATCGTTCACTAATACTATTTGATATCATTGATATAGGAATTTTTACATTATCCTGTGCTGAATTCAATGACATGCTAATAATATGATCTGGATTAAAATAAGGTATAATCTGTTCAACAATCTGTAATGTATCATCAATGTGTCTAGTATATATGAATAGACTAAAACCAACATTAACAGGTACTTGTTCTGTTATAATTGCTGGATCGTCTATACAAACAGTTCTTGATAGTAGCGGTGTGTTTCTATTTCTACGACGAGATGCATCTGTAGCAACATTCGTCATAATATAGCTCATACGTGGAAGTTGGTTTTCAATACGAATACCATCATTTATTGATGATGGTTCCAACAATCTTCTAATGAATTTTTCTTGTGAAGCATATGTAATTGGAACACGTATATTTAAATCAGGACCATTATCAGGATTATCATGATTAACAAAAATATTATTAAATAATGATCCAAAACCTACAACCAATTTTCTTAAATTTTTGTTATAAAAATAGTCAAACATGTTTTATCCTTATGTGCAGTCTTCATCTGCGAAGGGATTATTTGGATCAAATGTATATCCCGTTGATTCAGTCTTAAGAACATCATTAATACCTGCAGTCGTTCCAAGATTATTATTAAGAGGAATAATTTGTGACCCAGAGTAGCCCCGAGTTTGGCTAAGAAGAGCATCGATTGCTTGGTTATCTGTGGCAATTTTCTCGTAACTATAAGTGAAGAGTTCTGCAGTTATCATGTAACTATACAATTTACCCATCACATATAATGGATTTTCATGTTCTACAAAATTTATTTCAAATAAAGATTTGGAAAGAGGAAAATAAATAAGGTCTCCTTCTCTTGGTCTAGTAACTGCAGGAGCCCTATAAGTTACTTCTTCATTAAATCTTTTTCTTGAAAAAAGTAAACTTACCTTATCTTTAATTTCTAATCCAAATTGTGTAATCATATCCGTACCATCAAATGACTTATAGTTTAATAAATACATTTCTAATGTAAATGCTTTTGTAAAGGCAGATGCTGGATCTTCTCCAAATAACTTATCAATAGCAAAATAATCACGAGGAACATATATACAGTCTTGTCCCATAGCCTGTATTATTTCTATAGTTATACCTTCAACAAGATTTTGTTCTTGTGTATTAGTATAATTGCTAATGTATGGGTTTGTTGTCATATTATCCGATCATAGGATCTGGTGGCAGTTCTTGTGTCTTCTTTAATAGTTCTTCAATCGCATTAAGTTCTTGTTGCGCATCTTGCATCATAGCTGGTGCATTTAAAGAAGCACCACCAGGAAGTGGAACACCAGAAAATTTAATAAGATTCTGAGCCCATTGTTTTTTCAATAATGCTGTATAATGTCTTTTAAAGATTCTATCATTCCAGGTTTTAGGATATCGTGTGGTATCAACCTCAACATAGGCTTCAACCATAAGAATAGATCCAACGGGAATTTTACTATAATCTGTTTCTAAATACAGACGATCTGTTGTTTTTGTATAGGTATAAGAAACTGGATAATTAAAAATATCATTAATAAGTTTAATATAACTCATACCTTCCATGTAACTTGCAACAGGTGCAGCTGAAAATGAAGATTGATTCATATATAATCCAAAGAAATCAAAAAGAGTTAGTTGATACCTTAAATCAAACATGTAATCTCCAATAGAAGTACTTGGAGCATACACTTTTGTAATACTTCTAATCGCTGATGCATTTGGCCAATAACCTGTAAGACCATTCTCATTAGTTTTAATTTGAGCACCAAGAGCTGGTCCAAAAGTAGTTGTATCAAATGATCGAGTAGCCAAATCATTTGCAGTAACTGCATATGCATATAGAGCTCTTTGATTAAAATCAAAATGCCTTTCATACATGTATTCTAAAGATTCATCCAATCGATCTTCTGCTTGCTGAGAATCAATATTTACTTGCACAACAGGTGATCCCAATGTACGGTAGCAATAGTTGATAAAATCTTGTCGTGTAGTTATAGCCATATTAAAAATATTTATGTATTTTCTATAATCTTATTAATTTTATCAAACATTTCTTCATTGGCTGGATTACTGTTTACAGTTATTTGAACTAATTGTACTATGTCTGGGGGTAATTGCTCTATTATTTTTTTTCTATCCCCATCTGCTTTATCATAAAAATTTGGATCATAGTTGGTAAATCCCGGCATTTGAAGTGGGCAACTTAATGTTGGATAATCTAATTTGCAATATTCACCGGGTTCTTTAATTAACCAAGTACTGGGTTTGTCACCACACCCACACTTACCACAAAAAAAATAATTAGAAGTTGCACTTTTATTCAAAAATTTACATGGTGAAAGCATACCATTCCCATAACATGAAATATATCTCAACTGTTTAGTTGGTATGTCTGTCTTGGTATTTTTGAATCCGCGTGATGCAACTGACATTGCATACAACATAATTTTAGTAATCATATTATGGGGTAGTATAAATGTAACTCATTCCGGCTGGCAGCACACTTCGTTGTAAAAAAGATTTATGTTCTTCAGATATATCTGCAATAATTTCTATCACATTGGAACCGTAATTAGAAACAGATGTAGTACTATAGTCATATCCCAATAAGGTTACCAAAACGTATTTAATTGCTGTAGTGGTTCCTTTGATATCAAAGTATTGTGAATCAACATGAATAGAAAATCTTCTAATATTTGGTAAAATTTCTACTAATCCTACAGAAGAAAAATCTTCTCCAGGAAAATAAAATTCAGCTAAACCCTGCAGTAGTTCTTCGGGCATTTCCATTGGAGATCGTAAAGTCTCCCATTCAATGTATGCTCCGTAACCATATTTAATACTAAACAACCATCTTAAAT